AAAAGTCCACATATTAAAAGGTAAAGAATATATTTCATCCTTGTAATTAGCTACAGGTCGTAGAGTAAAATTATTAAATGAAACAAATTGATTTATCCAATTCCAAACATCATCGTTTGAAGTATGAAAAATATGAGGTCCATACTCGTGAATGTTAATCCCATCTTTATTAGAAGTATAACAATTTCCTCCAATATGATTTCTAGATTCAATTACACATACTTTATAACCTTTTTTATTAAGTTCATAAGCACAAATTGAACCAAAAAATCCAGAACCAACAATTAGATAATCATACTTTGTATTGTTGTCTTCCATTTGCCTCTATTTTATCGTATAAATTATTTTGAGCAATTTGTCTATCTAACTGTTTTGGGTGTAAAATACAAAACAATTTTTCAGTAGGTAAGAAAACATACGTTTTATGTCCGGTAACTGTACTATGAAGTAAACCATCCCATTTTACCCAATCACAATTTCTATAGAGACGCATCTGCCAGTCTGGGAAGTTAACCCAACCGTTTTCATTTACATTCCATCTCCATTTTGCGATCCATTCTTGAGTAAGCCCTTCTACAGTATTGATTCGGGGCATAATGAATAGGTCAATTTCAGAATTATCTTCTAATAATGAGGGCAACATTTCTAAAAACTCCGGAGAGACTAATTCATCAGCATCAAGCTGAAGAATATAGTCTCCGGTGCATTTACTATTTAGATAATTTTTCTGAGTGTGGTCTCCATCAAATGTTCTAAAATCAAGAGTAATTAAATCTTTAAAATCGTTTAATACAGACTTAGTTTTTTCATCATCGGAGTAATCGTCAACAACAACAATCTCGTCGATATCACGCTTATATGTTGTTAATAACGTAAGTAACTCAGCAATATACTCACCCTCATTGTGAGTTAAAATAGCATAACTAATTTTCATAAATTGTTTTTTATTCAGGCAATACACCAATATAAGAAAGAGCATCCATAAAACCTCGTTCTTCAAACATTTGGATAGTATTCATATCCATTTTATGGGTTTGGTCTTCTTTTACTTTTTTATCTTCTTCTAGAAGTTCGACAGCTTTTACACTTGCCCAACCCCAATCAGCTCCTGAAGGGCCATTAGCAAATACCATTCCTTGGGTAGGAATATTTACTGCTGAAGGGAACCATGTTTTACCTTCTTTATCAACTGAAAGAAGATCTTTATATAACTCTGGGAGGGCTTCAAGTTGTTGGTTATAGAAATCAGTTCCTTCTTTCATCAAGGAATTAGTTTGAAACCCACAACCATAACAAAAGTAGGTTTTAATGTCGGCATTTACTTCATCAACATAACAAGCATCCGAACCGCAACGAGAACAGTTAATTAAGTTATCCATTTATTTTTTGTAATTTAGGTAATTCTATTTTTTTCATAGTAGGAAGTTTCAACTTAGCTTCTTTAGGAAATTCAGGGATATTTTTATCTAGAATTTCATCTACTTTTTCTTTCATTAATTCCCAACTAAAATTAGTTTTAGAATAATGTGCTTGTCGTTTACCTCCTACTTCATATTTTTTATAATTTTCAAACATGTCTTTTAGGAAATGACCAATTTGACCATGATCAGGACTAAACCATTTACCTTCTTGAAGTAAGAATTGGTTAGCAGCACTTGGATGAACATTAGCTAATTGACCTCCAATCAATGTTGTAAATTCAGGATTCAAGAAATCCATATGTCCTGACCAACCTGTGGTTAAAAGTGGTTTTTTACATAGGGTAAATTCAAGTAATGGGCGACCAAAACCTTCACCTTTAGTTAAACTAACCATAGCTTTTACCTTTGAATGATTGTAAAGTGAATTCATTTCTTCATCTGTAAATTCACCATGAAGTAAATAGACATTAGGAAGATCTTTTGAGTTTACTGTTTTACGGATCATTTTGATCTTACGTAAAATTTCTTCTCTATCAACATAAGATGAACCTACCTGAGATGTTTTAAGAATAAGTGCTGGTTTTTTGGCTTTATTTTTAAATGTTTCAAAAAACGCTTTAACCAATAAACCTACATTTTTTCTATCTTCACCCAAATCCCCATTAATCCAGTGACCTACAAATAAGTAAGCAAATGATTCTGGGATGTTGAAGTCGATCATACAGGGTTTGTCAGTTTGGAAGTAGGTATTGATATCTGCTCCTTCGAATAATACTTCGATAGGTTTTTCTACTTTAATAACACCTTCAAGATTATTAGTTTGTTTATGTCTCTTCTCAAATGAAGATTCCATAAATCCTTTTTTAGCATGTTCTAAAGATACTAAAGTAAGATCCATTCTATTAACACCCTCAATGAAATCGGCAGGTACTAAATCAGTTTCAATTCCTGCCGTTACACCAATATTGTATTTTCCTACTGGTTGGAATTCATTCGGAACTGTGATTTGCATCCAAACCTCAGGTTGTTTAGGGAGTTGATTATTTGGGAGAACCAAATCATACAAAAATTTCCATTCAGGATTATCTTCACAAAATCCAAATGGAGTATTACCCCATCTTTGTGATAACAGACGAACATTGTATTTATCTGTTTCTACAATTGCTTTGATCAAATCTCGAGAACGAGCACCATACCCTGAGTAGGTATCAAATGGTGAGCTTATAAAAAATAACGGTTTCATTAATATAACAAATTATGGGTGTTTACTCTATCTTCTACTTCGTTTGTATTGATAAATTCAAATTTTTCTCTAGGTTTCCAAGTTGAGAATAACTCATCAATAGCTTCAATTACTCTTTTACCTTGAATTTCTCCTGTAAATCCTGCTTCTTCACTTAAAGCCCATTCACGACCTTTAAGGCCTCTAGCTTTACGTTCTTCACGAGTCATATTGTACAATTCAAACAATTGTTCAGCAGCATCTTCAGGACTACATCTATCATCCCAAATGTATGGAGTTTGTGGAGAACCTTGAATGGATCGGTTTGTTGGGAATACTGGGAAAGCCCACTCACCATGTTGTTTGTATTTTCCTGTGTGGTTAGATGGAATTTCTTTAGATGGAGTAAACCATTTTCCATTTTCATCTACAAAACGCATTTGATCTTGCATACCTCCAGTCACATTAGCAATAATAGGTGTTCCTGCTAAAATAGCTTCAGTTAATGATAATCCCCAACCCTCGTTAGATGTCAATAAGATTTGAGCATCTGCCATATTATAAAGGAAATTGAGAGATTTAGGATCTAATTTGTTAAGTGAGAAAATAACATTGTGATGAGGTTCATTCAAAACTAATTCTCTAACAGCTTCTAAATCAGTACCATGTTCACTTACTACCTCAGTATGAAGAATAAAGGAACATTTTGATGCTTGTTCAGGAGTTAATTTATCTAGGAAATAACGGTATGCTAACATTGCATCCGGAATTTGTTTACGACGAATGTTTCTTGAATTAAAGAACAAAACAAAATCCATTTCTTTTTTTCCAAAAATCGATTGTTTAAATTCTTGGTACTCTTTATTTTTTTCGTCAATAGGGAAATAAAGACTATGATTAATACCGTGAGGAACATATTTTACAATTTTGTTTTTGGCTTTATCTCCTAAAACAATATTATTAATATTAACTGTTTGTTTTGAAATTCCCATTAGCAAATCACAAGCTTCATAGTAAGGTTTATTATACAATGGAGCTGGGTAATCGTCCCAAATATTCAAATACATGATAGGAATATTTTTGCGGATTTCATTTTCCATAGCAAATAACCAAACAAAATAACGTGGATCGGTGATCAAAAAGATAGCATCCGGTTTCTCAAGTTGAATTAACTGACGAAGAATATCAGGATTACCATAACCTGTAACAGGATAAAGAACTACTGATGAATCTGTAAGGCCAGTATTTTTATTGGTATCTTCGGATAAGTCTAAACGACGACCTTCTTCGGGATGTTTTACTGCACCACCTACTGTCACCCAATTGAAATGTTGGGCAGTATGGATTACAATTTCTCTACCAACTGTTGCAACTCCTGAATGAACACGGATATCATCTGTGATCAACATAATTTTCTTCCTCTTCTCTGGGGGAAGATAAGCAAAACTTGAATTCATTTAATTTTTAATTTTTAATTATTCGTTAATGTCTAGATCTGTGTGACTGTGTACTTTTTTTCTAAACTCTTCATCAGTAAGATACAAATGAATAGTGCGATCGGCAAGTTTTTGTAAAGAAAATTTATACTTTACACACGAAATTTTAAACTGTTCGAATAGTTCACTCTGTACTTTTACAGAAGTGAGTGTCATATCCTTTTTACTCATAGCTTTTATTTAATTTATATTTTGATATACATATATTGGGAGTCTACAAAGATGCACCAGCTTGACATAAATCTTTATTTCCTTTAAAGGGACAGAAGCCACAATTCCATTTACTAGGGTTACTAGCATATTCTCCCTCTTTATATTTCCCATCAGAATTAAAAGTATCAGCAATAAAATCATTCATTGCCTGTGATGCTCTATTTAATTTAATTTTACCGGATGCTGGTTTAAAAAGTTGAATACGTGGAATTACATAATCTTCACTTTCATAAAGTTTACGTTTTAAGATAAAAAACTCAATATCAATATTTTCTTCTGGGAAGTTGTATTGTTGAGCAAAGTATTTTTTATAGAGAATTAATTGGAATTGTTTATCCTCGTTTTTCTTTTCTTTATCATTCCAACCACGAGTAGACGTTTTAATGTCTATAATTTTAATTGTATTGGTTGGTTCGTGATACAGCACAATATCCAAATAACCGCGATATAACACGTTTTTATACGCATTATTAGGCGTTATAAGCAACGGTAATTCGCATTTAACCAGATGCCATCCTTTTTTAGAGAAATATTGATTACGTTTTTTCTTGAAATATTTTAAAATTTCCATTCCATCTTCAAAAAATTCTCTCATTTCAACAGAATCCGAGAAATGAACATTTTTATTGGATTTGTAATCTTTTAAGTAATTTTCTCTAAAACGTTCTTCGAAATAACCTTCCAAATCAATTCTGTCAGCTTCAGCTCCACTTATAGAATACATTACCTCTAAATAGTTTTGTATTGTTTCATGTATAGCAGTTCCAAATGTCATGTGAATAGAAGATTCACTTGTATAATGACCATCCCTGTACTGAAGTGCCCATTTTTTAGGGCAACTTCGGTACATTGACATCTGGGAATAGGAAATAGCTTTCTCGTAAGCATAGTTTACTTCACGATCTGATTTGCTAAGTATTTCCTTAATTAGGGAAGGTATTTTTTTCTTTTTAGCCAAAACTTATTTTTCTAACCAATTAACTAACTCATCCGAGGAAAGGATGTTTAAATTTCGTTGAAGATTTTGTTGGAATATTCTATATTCAAAATAAGGATTATCAAATGGAATTAGGGTTTGGGTTCCTTTTTTAATTAAACCAACACCATGATCTATATCTAATGTACAGATATTTAAATCTGATCTTGATGCTTTAAGTTTATAAATTGTTTTCCAAACAGTACCATTCCATTGTTGTCCCCAAAAATCTTCAATCAAGCGAGTATAATTGTCTTCATACATAAAAGGGTTACAATCATGCAGTACAATTACTCCACCTTCAGATAAATGGTTTAGTGAATTTAAAACATCTTTTTCTACCTGGTAGGATAAATGGAGACCATCTACAAAAATGACATCCCACTTAAAATCAGGAGATAAATCCAAGTATCCATTATCTAATTTAGTAAAGAAATCATCTGAAGTAAAAGGGTAAGTTGCTGGGTTATTTGGATTTTCATAGCCAGGGTCAACTGATCTTTTATTGAGTGCATTTATATGGTTAAAACAATCTTCAGGGAATCTTACTCCGATTTCTAGGTAATTATTAAAATTATACTTAGAAAGGATAGTATTGATTACTTGGATTCTATCTGTTATTTTTTCCATTTTCCTCTCATTACTAACATTGCAATAATACCATAATTAGCAATGTCTACAAAACTATCAATCATTGTTTCTCCAGTAACATAGTTATAACCTTTACGTTTTAACATGTTTTTTAGGCGGTTTATTTTGTCATTACAACGCAACCAAATTCCAGTCAATGAAAGTTGTACATCTTCGGGTTCATCCAATGTAGTACCAAGAGATATATTTCCTAAACCATAATCCATCATTTTTTTAGCAAATAATTCATATTGTTCTTGTTGAACTTCTTTCCATGCTTCTGCTAATTGTGGATATGTTTTTTCAAAATCAGAAATTGCTTTGTGAGCGCCTGAAGGGTCGTAACTGCTTGTAGGTTCGGACATAACTTAAAGTATTGTTTGTTTTTCTCTAGGAAAATAGTTGTTTAAAATTTCGATTTGGTCCTGGTATTTGGCAATTGCTTCTAATTCGATTTCAATTGCTTCTATAACATCAGAGTGTTCTCCAATACCAACGGGTTGGTGAAGATAAACTTCAATATTAGCTCTATGTTTAGCAACATGGCCTTCGGCATGTTTGTAAACGGCATCTAATAAAATGTTTCTCATAACTTTGCTTTCTTAATTAATTTATCTGTTTCTTTATCATTAACTCCCATTTCCCAAAGAATACCTCTTACACCTGCTTCTCGTATAATATCAATATATTCTTCGGCTTCTCCTAGACTACATTGATAATATGTAGCAACATAATTTAACAATTCGTCATAGGTGTTTTGTTTTTGACTTTTTACATACTTGAGGAAGATCTTCTTTTTAGGTAACATGGTTGCGTAGATGGTATAAATTTGTTCTTTATTAGTTAACGGTAATTTTTGAGCAGCATTTGCTATATCAATATATCCGGAATACATACTAACAAATCTATGAACCATGTAAGGATTGAACGAAGATTGTTGATCTTCCGTGAAGGAAGACCAACTTTTCTTCTCATAAGTAATCTGATTAAGCCAATCCCAAAGCGTCATTACTTGTATTCTTCTCTAAGTTCTTTAGGCAATGTATCTTCTAGAATAGTTCCAGTTTCAGCATCATAGAATACTGGGATTGGAATGATTCCATCTTCATCTGTACCTACAATAAAACGAGATACTTTACGTAGGATTACTCCTTGTTGCCATACTTTACCTCCATTAGGAGTTTCAATTGCGGTTGTTTTGCCCAAATCAATAGAAGGGCCATTAAATTGTTCTTTCATTTTTGTTTTTGTTGTTTATAATCTATAATAAATCCACTTGCTACTATAATATTCATTCCCATACTCATTAATATCTCATGGATGTCTTTATATACATTCATTGTTAAATGAACGTGACCAACCATCCAAAAAGGTATTGATAAGTTTTGGCTAATCCAAATTATAGTATATTTTAGGAAATCTTTCATTTAAGTTCAATCAAACGAGCAATTAAAGCCATACAATTAATTTCTTTATCAATTCGGAAATTAGATTGATATGAATATTCATTTACATAGATCGCCACCATTCCTTCATTACCTGCTGTATATACAGAAGCATTATCATAAAGGAAACGATAGAGTTCCTCAAAATCTTGAACATTCGCGTTTGCGATAATTTGCCTAATTTCATTAAAACTTGGTTTTGATTTGGATAATTCTTTAATTACTTGAGTTGTATAACTATTTGATACAATAACTGATTTATCAATATTCAGTTCACCTTCTTGATTTGATAACTGTGCTGTGTTAAGCATCTTACGTAAATCAGGATAAAATTGACCTACTAGGACTTTAATATCGTCCATAGTATAAGATACTTCCTCTTGCTCTAAAATACCAGCAACGTGTTTAGCTATTTCATTTTTAGAAGGAGGTACAATCTTTAATACTTGACAGCGAGACTGAAGGGGATCGATAATACGTTCAACATAATTACAAGTTAGGATAAATCTTGTAGTACGTGAAAATGTTTCAATTATATTTCGGAGTGATGCTTGTGCTTGGATTGTGAGAAAATCTGCTTCATCCAAGATAACAACTTTAAGAGATTTGAAGGAAGCCACTGATGCAAAACCTTGTACTTTATCTCTAATAGTTTCAATACCACGTTCATCGGAAGCGTTAATATAGAGAAAATCGCAATCAAGATTATTGACAATGAGTTTAGCAAGAGTAGTTTTACCAGTTCCAGCTGGACCGTAGAAAATAAAATTTTGAATATCATTTTGATCTAGATACTGTTGGATTGTTTTTTTAATAGTTTCATTCCCAACATAAGAATCTAATGTTTGTGAACGGTATTTCTCAACCCAAAGTGAATGTGCTTTCTTAGTAATCGCCATATATATTAAAACGTTTTGGTGGTTCTGGTTTAACTTCTACTTCTTCTGTGCGGATAACATACAATTTTCCTTGCAAAGGAGCAAGTCGAAATTCAGCTTTCTCACCTGTTTTCTGAAACCATGTTTCTAGAGTTTCAGTAATTGAATTTTGAACTACTTTATCACCAACTAAAGTCCATCGGTCTCCAGGAGGAACTCGTGTTGCTATAACTTCAAGAAATTCTTGTGTTTCAGTTTTCATAACTTAATTTGTTCTACAAGATAGGGCAGTATCGCTTCATAAGCATAATTCACAACACCTTTATCATTTGGTTTTAGAAGACCAAAGTAAATATAGTGCTTTGGAGAAACAGCTTGTGGTACAAAATGTACACTCACTACTTCAAGAATCTCTTCATTGATTGTGATTTTTTTACCTATGAGCGATACTGCGTCTTGCATGATGTTTAAATTTAAAACATTCCTCCCATACCTCCAAATCCAGCGTCAGAATCTTTCTTATCTTCTGGATTGTCAACAATAACACATTCTGTTAATAGAATAGTTCCTGCTACTGAAGCTGCATTTTCAAGTGCTGTACGGGTTACTTTAGCTGGGTCAATAATCCCTGCTGATTTCATGTCTACAATTTCTTCGGTTTTAAGGTTGTATCCTTTCCAAACCTCAGAAGCTGTTTTTAGGGTTAAACCTACCATTTGAGCTTCAACTGAATCATATCCTGCATTTACAAGAATTTGTTCAAATGGTTTACCACATGCTTTGTACACAATCTCAGCTCCAATGTTTGTAACATCAATAGCTTCACGTGCACTCAACAAAGCAGCACCACCACCAGGAACAATACCTTCTTCAATAGCAGCTTTTGTAGCATGAAGGGCATCGTCTACACGATCTTTTTTCTCCCTCATTTCAGATTCAGTCAATCCACCTACGTGAACAATAGCTACTCCTCCGATAAATTTCGCCAATCGTTCTTGGAGCTTTTCTTTCTCGTAAGCGGTTTGAGCTTTTTCGATTTGTTGCTGAAGCTCTTCAATACGTGCTTGTATTGATTCAGCTGATCCTTTTCCATCTACGATAGTTGTTTGATCTTTTGTTATTGTAACAACGCGGGCTTTACCAAACCAATCCCAGGAGAATTTATCCAATTTCATCCCTTTTTCGGTACTGAAGACCTGACCGCCCGTCATGATAGCCATGTCTTCAAGGAGCAACTTACGACGATCACCAAAATCAGGAGCTTTTACAGCTGCGACTTTAATAGTTCCACGTACTTTGTTAACAATCAAAGTTGCGAGTGCCTCATTATCGATGTCTTCAGCAACAATCAGCAATGACTTGTTTTGACTAGAAACCGCTTCTAAAATAGGCAACAATTCTTTAACCTGGTTGAGTTTTTTATCGGTCATAAGAACAAAAGTGTCTTCTAGAGTACAAGTCATTGTGTTGTTATCTGTTACAAAGTAATGAGATTTGTAACCACGGTCGAATTGCATACCTTCTACTGTTTCAAGATATGTTTCTCCCGATTTAGATTCTTCAATGAATACTACACCTTCACGTCCCACTTTATCCATTGCAGTTGCAATCAATTTTCCTACTTCAGAATCATTGTTTGCTGAAATGGTAGCGATTTGTTCAAGTTGTTCTTCTGATGAAATATCTTCGGCTACGTTTTCTCGGATTTGTTCAACAACTTGTTTAAC